TTAAAAGGAAACCCCGCTGATGAAGTCATATTCAACGCATCAAAATACTCACGCCCAATAATACCATTAATAGCCTGGTGTTCATTTAAAATAAAATAATCAAAATCCTCAAATTCCTGAAACATGTCCATAACAATATCCAACAAATAAGTCCAATTGAAAGGATTACTCTGAACACCATACTTTGCAATCCCCAAAGCCAATGGTGAGACTCGCTCAATCAAACGTGGATCATCAGGACTCAAAACAGCGGGCTCTGTCAAATGAGGTCCCAATGAATCCAACAACGGGGTGGCAATAATTGATGTTTTATCCGGCAAACGAATCTGCTCCTTTCGTGCAAGAGTTCCCAAAATTTCAAAATTCCCATGAGCTTCAATCATTCGAGGAAAAGAATCTTCCAATACATTTCCACTAGGAAGGGGCAAACCCTGGACCAAGTTACCAAAATGGGCCTTTGCCTCACGCAACATCTTTCCAGTTACAACTTGTGCTGCACCATACGCCCTTGCAGTTATACCAGCAATATGTATACCAATCAAACGACGTTGCATGGTCTTATCCAAAATCCCAATAAGAGCACCACAATCACCCACAACAGCAGGAGCAGTATATTCCCAACCTTGTGTCATCACAATCTGCTTTGTAGAATTGGGCAACTTATAAGTAATTTCCTTCTTAAGTTCAGTTATTCTAGCCAAATTATGAAATTCCGTGACCCCCTGACGCATAGTGACCATCAACCCACGCTTACCAGCAACACCAGCGAGATCTTCGTCCTCGACAAATAGGTTAATCCTATCCCGAAAACCGAATAATCGCGGCCCGAATTTATAAACACATACATCACGAGGACCATCAAACCCTTGAAGGGTAACCATATTTCGAACTAAAAACAGAGATTTATAAATAACACCACTTCGAGAAGTCAACACAATCAAAGAATCATCCTGCACAAGATCTCCGTTAACATCCAGAAAAATATGTCGCGGACACAACAACAAATCATAACCAATTGCAAAGACACACATTCGATTAATACATCCCACATCCTCTGTAGCTAAACCAAAAACATCTGCCTTCAACATTGCCGGAGCAATCAAATCACGCATTTGCTGCACACCCATCTCATCATTCATATCCATACACACAGATGGTGCTCCCATCAAACCATGCGCAATTGGCTGGGCAACACGATGCTTAATTCTAGGCTTTCTTACTTTAGAAGCAAAATCATAAGAACTACCATGTGCCTCAGTTTTTGGTACCATAGCACTCTTCCAAAACGTAGCCACCAAAGTACACGCCCCAAGAATTCCAACCCATTTTGACAATTGAATAAAACAATCATAAATATAAGGATTGGTAACTTTCCACTGATTATAATAACTCAAGACCTGATCTCTAATAGCCGGCAAATTTGCTGCAAGTGTATTTCCAATACAAGTACCAGTCGCCCGTGACAAAATCTCCTGCAAACCATGCGCATCAACTTCCAAGGGCAAAATCACATTCGGAGGATCCAACTCGCAACGCATACTATCAATAAACGCTCGAGAATCATAAGCTTCCTTCCCTTTTTGCTCACGCACCATATGCTCATTAAAACGACAACGAGTAATAGTGACCATAGCCTTTGTTGTAATCCAACTTGGGGTAATATAATTAACACCTGTCTGACTTGAAACAGCTCGACACTCACGCCACGACAAATGCTCATAATTCTCAAAAACACCTGGAAATTCATTAGCTCTAGCCCAATCAATACGATCAGTACCAGGAATACAATATTTGGGGATAGGTCGAACCTCCCACAACGCACGACGCCTTCGCTCTAAAGCAGCTGGTGTACGAATCTCATTAGCACATGGAGGAAAATGAGAATTGGAAGTCAAAACAACTAATTGTGAACTAAAATGTGTCCCCTTAATGCCAACACGAGGATTATCCAAT